GACCGTCGCCCAGTGCTGATCCGCATAGTTGTAGATCACATAGCGGTCGTTTTCGGTCGAACCCGAGGACGGGTAGAACCACCAGACCTCGTTGAACTGCTCATTCGCGACCGCAGCCACCTTGCTCACCTGCGCCGCGTTGATGTCGCTGAACACATAGTCGCTCACATCGGAAAGGATCGGCTCAACACCGCCGCCGAGGTATGCGAAAAAGGCATTCTGCCCCATCCAGACCGCTTGGCTGCCGACCGATGCCACGGCCTGCCGCGAAATCGCCCCGCAGGCCGATCCGACGCGCTCGAATCCGTAAATAAACGGCGGCCCCTGATACTCGGCCCGGAACGCCTCGCGATCTGTCAGGATCAGCGTTTGCCCCGGCACCGCCGCCGCGCACATGATCTGCCCGTTGGTCTCAAAGCGATGGTCGCCAGCCTGGTTCGTGCTGGCAGCGGTCCATGTGGTGTTGTCCTCTTGGTCGCTCCACTTGATCTGCCGCGCATCACCAGAGGCGCCGAGAGCGAACACGATCCGTTCTGCCGTGACGAACACCCCGAGATTGTCAGTCGGTGCGCCCGAAAGCTGGGCCGCCGGGGTGCCACCATCAAGCTCCCATTGGTAGATCTTGCCATCTGCAACACTGCAGGCCAGAAGGTTCTGCCCCCAGGCCGCAAGGCTCCACGTGGTTGCCTCGGTATAGTTGCCGTTGTCAGGACGCGCGGTGCCGAATGTTCCGGCACCGAAGAAGCCGCCTCCGAAACCGGTGTTCAGTTCCGCGTCGACATTCCCTGCGGTCAAGCCAGCCGGTGTGATGTCGTAGACAGTCCCGGCGCCGGTAGAGGCCATCAGCTTTGTTGCCGTGCCGCCCGCGATGCGCCGCTCCCGGCTGTTGTCGCGCCATGCGATGCTGCCTCGGCAGATCCCGTCCATATCGGCCTTTTGCCGCCAGCCGCCAATCGGCTGCATGATCCCGTCATGCCAGCGCACGAGATTTGCATCCCGCCACCGGCCAGCGGCCTGCATGTCGGTTCCGTTGCGGTATTGGCCGGGAGGCAGGATCAGATCGGTGTACATCAGCGGACCTTGATCTTGAGGCCTGAGCCGCTGTGCGCGGCCTTCTTGCCCGCAAGCTGCAGTTCGGCAAGCGCCTGCTGAAACATGCCTTCCCACACTGCCACCCGCTGATCCTCGACCAGATACGGGGCGCTGTGTTTCAGGGCGCCATAGAGGTAGGCATCCGGGGCCTCCTCAAGCACCCAGTTTGACGTGTTGCTGTCGGACAGGGCCGCAATTTCGCCAAGATAGACGTGCTCGAGAGTGTAATCACCGTCAGGCGTCGGGTAGAGTTCGATCTGACCCGCCGTGAAGGCGTAATAGGCAGGCTCCCCTGCCGTGTCCTCTGCGTTGGCGCGCATGGTCGCAATCTCTGCGTCAGGGATCAGGTCAAGCTCCCGGCGCGGCACGGACAGGCGCACAGTTTCACGCCAGCCGCTCGGAAGGTCAACGAACCGGGCCGACACGGTGCTGGTTGTCCGGGCCTCCATGCGCCAATGCCGCAGCTTGCGGTTCATCGTGGCCTCAGCCAGCGCAATGAAGGTCGTCACCGGCAGGTCGGTGCGATCCAAGAACCCCGCGATCTGCGTCTGCAGTTCTGCGTAGGTGGTGATGGCCATCAGAGGCGGCCCTGATCGTAGTGGCGCAGCAGTTGCGCGGCGGTCTCATCGCCCTGGTTGGCGCGCGCGATCAGGCGGGTGATGTAATCGTCGCTGATTTCGGTCTGACCGTAGGGCATCAGCGGGCCTTGCGGCGCGCGGTAGATGTCAGGAGAGTGCGGGCCGGTGCTTTCGCCGAAACGCGGCTGTTCCGGCATCTGCGGCATGGCCGGGCGCGGCGGGGGCGCCATGGGCCGGGACTGCTGCTGCGGCATGAACGGCGGAGTTCCACCGCTCTCAGGCTGCATGCCCTTCAACCCGTTGCCGATGGCCGCGATTGCGTTGGTGAACCCGTTGTGACCCTTGAATGCCCCACCAGATGCGCCAGCGCCGCCGCCGTCAAACATGTCGCCAAGCCCGTTAAACTTCGGGCCTCCGCCCATCTGTCCGCCTTTAGCCATCACGCTCTCCCAAAATAAAACCCAAGCAAGGACGCGTATCTGCTCGACATGCCCCATGGCTTTCTGCCGAACATCAGCTTGCCGATGCGAAAGCCGTAAGGCCCTTGCTGGAAAAGGACATGCCTGACGTAGCTGTTGTGGAATCGCCCAACGCCCATCATGGCAACGCTCCATCCCCAACGTGTTCGATACGCGACCGGCAGGCGCCGCACTAAGCTATCTCCAAGCTTTGTTCGCAGGCCATCTGTTGCGCGGTACTCAGGAACCATGGTCACGCCACCCCTTTCATGTTCCGCCGCAGCGGGCCTTTCTTGCGCTTGCGATCCGGGCCACGGCTCAAGAAGTCCACCGCCATCTGCCCGAATGCATCCGCGCTGTGAGACGCCCAGTCGTGTTCCGGCCCGAGGCCGATCCCGCGCGTTTCGTCTCGCTTCTCGTGATACCAAGCCAGCGCCTCGCGCCCGCCCTCTGTCGTTGCCCTGTTGAACCGGCAGGCTGGTAGCACCCGGCGCGCTGCCTCGACACGCTTTGTCGCGGCACCAGCGCCGATGTTCTCCATCACCCGGACCTTGAACCCAGCGTCACGCAGGAAGCCCTGGGGAGTAGCCTTGTGAACCGTGTCGTGCTTCTTGCCATCGTGCGGCAGGACCTGCTCTGCGTCCTGATAGCCGTTGACCCGCAGCCAGTGGACGTGCTCGGAGAACTCTTGTCCGACCGCCTCGTAGTGGTTCAGCACCCGGATCTGCTCACCGGCGAACTGCACAACCCAGATGGACGTCGCGTCCGACCGGTTGCTTGTGCCGCCTATGTCCCAGTAAGCCTTGACCGGCAGCAGGTGGTCCTGCGCAACGAAATCAATGCGTCCCTCGCGCTCGGCTGCTTCCAAGTGGCTGGCGAAATACGCGCCCTCGAATACGCGGGCATACTCGCCTTCCCAGATATGGCCGTATCGGTCTGGGTCGCTCTCCTGCGCCCTGCGGCGCTCCTCATCCAGCACCTTCGGGAACCAAGGATTGTCAGACCAGTTCGCCCGAACCACCTTTGCGCTGTCTGGGCAGTTCGGCCCGCGCAGCATCTTGTCAACCGGGTCAGTCGGTCGTGCCGGGTTCCAGCTAAACCACAGTTCCGATTCCATCCCAAGCGAGACGTTCTCCCACCGGATCGTCGGGACCAGCAGCGTGATCGACCGATCCCCGATGGACTGGGCCTCCTCGCCCCATGCGCGGTGAAAGCCCTCATACGACTTCACGCTGTCCGATGTGTGGTCCTGCATCCCAGTGAAGGCAATCACGCCATCCTTGGGGGTGCCGATCCGATCAGAGTAGACCTTGAAGCCGTCTTTCTCGCCCAGGCCGAATTTCTCAAGTTTGCTTTCAAGCAGGAACTTGGCGCTCTCCTTGAGCGACTTCTGCACCTCGCGGAAAGACAGCATCCGCAGGCCCTCGCCAGCCTCACCTGGCCACCTCAGCGCGTCCTCTATCGCCAGCTCCGCGAAGAAGTGCGACTTGCCTGATCCCCTGCCCCCATGCGCGCCCTTGTACCGGGCAGGCTCCAGCAGAGGCGCGAAGACCTCAGGAGTCTGGATCTGCAGCTTTGACAATGACGCGCTCGATCTTGTTCACGGTCACTTCGCCGCCGTGCTCCAGCTCCTGCTTGTCAGCCAAGCCAAGATCACGGGCGATTATGTTGGCATTGAGTAGGTCAGCAGATGCCCCCTCGAATTTCTGAGCACGGATGATCCGCTCCACTCGCGCGATGACCGGGATTAAATCTTCCCGGCTTTCTCTCCACCCGCGCCATGAGGTCTCATCAATGTCCAGAAACACACACAAGCCGCCAATGGTCATAGCCCGCATTTTTGCTACTGGCTCGTGCGTCGCTGCGCCCTGGAACGTGACCAGCTTGTCCTCATACAAGGGGTTCGACTCTACCCACTCGAAATACTCCAGACATGCATCCCAGAGGTCGCTAGGGTGCTCGAACTTCGGGTTTGCCCCGTGCGAACTTCTGGCTTCCCAGAACCTGTTGCCTTTGGGTGCTGCCATACCATTTTCCGCAGTCCGCTATGGGGTGCCGCGCCTCTGGTTGTTGATTTTGTGGAAGTGATCGGCGCGTATCCGGGTATCTTCCCGGTGCGCGATGTTGCATCTTGTGCTGTTGTGAAGCCCGCCGCCCCATATTCAGCGCCAAAATGCGCCCATAGGCGACCCCGCGCACTGTTTACGCCCTGAAGCGCATATGGGTGTTATCCGGTGGCGGGCTGGCCGGTGTCAGGAGGTTGCGGGGCATGTGGGAGAGAGCAACGGCCAATGTTACAACTGAACTCACGCCAATGACCTAGCCAACTTGTGTGGCCGCGCTCGTGAAGCCGACCTAGGGTCACCGCAGCAACGTGGGACGTCGCCGCTACTTAGGTGGGCCGCAGGAAAGCGGTTATGTTTGAGCGCGGGCCGAGATATTAACCACATCGCACCTTCACCCGGCCAAGGCGTTATGGTGCTGGATAAACGCCGCCGCGCTCGTGACGAAGCCCTAAGTGCTGCACCAATCCCAGGCCGTGCAGAGCCTAGGTAGGGCAACGTCAGGAAAGCGGCTGTGCGGGTCTTTCCCCGCCTGTCAGCCCTGCGCTGGACCTGCGATTGGCTTCATATCAGCGTAGATGCGCTGTGACTTCACAGCCGAAACCAATGCTGCAGGAACCCGAAGGTCCCAAGCTATCACTTTTGTCAGCCTGTTGTCGTCCAGTATGGACTGGGCAAGCTCTCTATCGCACTCTGACGGGTCGAACCGCTTGGCGCCGTGGATGATGCGATCCCTTGCGTTGTCAGATGCGGTCCCCCACGCGATGTGCTTTGGGTTGACGCAGGACATGTGCCCCATCCCGCACTTGTGCACCACGAGCATGCTCTCATCATCAGGCGCGCCCTGTGTCTTTAAAAGCATAGCGCGGGCTGCGCTCATATTTGTGTAGTTGTACTTCACCTTTGCCGGAACACCGGATTTGGCGTTAGGGAAAAACAAGCAGCAGTCAGAGTCAAACCCCTTGAATGCATCAAGCCACCTAGCCGCGTGGGTGTGGGCTGTCCCTCTGGACAAAAGCTCCTTCTCCCTCAGCTGCGCCCGAAACCTGCGGGTGTTCATGTTGTGAAGATCAAAAGCCTCATCCATAAGGTCGAAATCAGCCGGGCCTACTTTCGGCATTACGATGTCGTAGTTCACCCGGGCCTTACGGCTCTTGAATCTAAGCTGGGCGTTGCTTTTCCTGATGGCGACAAGGTTCCACTGCGGATACCGCATGCGCCCCTTACGGCACCATTTTTTGAAGTGGATGTCGCCATCCACATAGTCAAAACCTGTTCTTTCCGTAGTTTTGATCGCAGGGGCACCTTCTTCGCTCGGTTGCCAGCGAGGTCTTACGCTGTCCCCGGCTTTAGGCTGACGCCCCAGGCGACCGCCACCTACTTGGGTGTGTTCGGTCATCGCCATGTCTTTCATCATACCATATCTGGTTTAGCGTTCAAGCGTTTGTGCGCTGCACTAGGCAAGCCATACTGAAAGCGGCAATGGCCGGGATTGGCCAATCCATGTGCTCCAGCCTGATGCAGTTCGCCATGTCGACCAACGCCAAAACGGAAAGAGCTGCGCAAAGCATTGGGCGCTTTAGAAGATACGCGATAATTTCGTCCATCACGCCGCCCCCCTCTTTACCTTCGGAATACGGCTCTCACCGTCGATAACTGCAAACCAGCGGCCGTTGTGCTGCATGACCTCTATTGCGCTACGGTGCCCTCTCTTGGCCACTCTTGAGGCCGCCGCCTGAGCCAGGGCGTAATCGTGCCTTTCTGCCGCAAGTCTGGCGCTCATTTCCTGCTGTCTCGCAGCCTTTCTTTCGTTGAAGCCACTGTAAATGCCGCCAAACATCACGCTGCCCCCTTCACATCCAGCGGATCCACCTTCACCTTCACCGCGCGCCCGAAG